TCATCACCGCCTTCACCTCGTGGGGAGGGCTCCTAGACACGGCTGGCAACTTCATCGCCCTCTTTGCGACGGATGTGTTTCTTGCTCAGGAGCGGACGCACAACTGGGGGCAGGCCATCGATGAGGTGGCCACGCGATACGGAAATATGTTCGTGAACTGGATCAAGCAGGCAGAGCACTTCTTGGTTCAGTTCGCGGACGGATTCGCAAACTTCAACTGGGATGGGTTGTTCGGTCGGGAAGGTTCGCAGTCAGGCATCATGGGGGCCTTCCGTCGGGTGATCGACCGCATCGGAGCTATGGATTGGGGGCGCATCTGGGGAGGCATTCAGAGGGGCCTGTCTCGACTCTTCGATCGCGTGAGTCCGTGGCTCGAAGACAAGTGGGAGCAGCTCAAGGATCTCATCCAAGCCTCGGTTATCCAGTGGTGGGGCGAGATCGACTGGGGACAGCTCTGGCTCGACATCAGGGCTCTCGCTGGTTCGCTGTGGGACGCGATTCGTCCTGCACTGGCGCAGCTCGGATCCGACCTATTCGAGTGGCTCGGGGAGAACTGGACGGATCTGTTCGTCGATGCGGTCCAGGTGATGTTGTGGGTGGTGTTGGGTCTGCTCGCTGTGGCTGCTGTGGTTCTGGTGGCGGCTCTCGTGGCGCCTTTCGCGCTGTCGTTGGCGGCGATATACGCCTGGGGCGTGGAGATTTACGATTACTTCGCCGGTCTCGGCGACGAGCTGGCGGAGATCGGGCAGTGGATCGCTAGCGCGCTGGGGGATTACTTCGAGGGGTTGGGGGCCGACATCGAAGAGATCTGGGGCTTCGTGTCAGCGACGTTTCGGGACGTCTGGGAAGATCTAGCAAGGTGGTTCCGCAGTACGTGGGATCGGGTGTCTCGGTGGTTCTCCAGGTTGTGGGAGGGGGTCACTGCGAACATCCAACAGGCTGGACAGGACTGGGCGTCGATCTTCTCCGCTATTGGGGGGACGATCAGCTCGTTCTTCTCGGGCATCTGGGCTGGAATTCAGACCGCCGCTGGGGTTGTGATCGACTTCATCGTTGGCCGGTGGGAAAGCTTCATGTCCTCGCTGTCCGGCATCTGGACCTCGGTCAGTGAGGGGTGGGACACCTTCATTTCTGGTGCCGAGACGGCTCTTGAATCCCTGGTCTCCATTCCAGGTCGACTTCGGGAGGCGTGGGCCGGAATCGTCGCCTTCTTCCGGGGCATCTTCGAGGGGGTTCGATCGGCCATAGGAGACGACCTTGGGGCTGCTGGGGCGCTCTTCGAGCGGTTGGGCAGCGTTGCAACCAGGGCCCTTCAGCTCATTACCGGGACTGCGGACGAGGAGTTCGGGCACTCGATCCACACCGTGGTTGGCGAGGACATGGCGCAGACGGAAGCGATCATGACCGAAACAGCCCTGCGCGTGTCCGAGGTCATGCAGCGGGTGCTCTACGAAGCGACGGTGACCGCGATCGTCCAGGGGTTCAACGAGGGGTTCACACAAGTCACCGAGGACATGGGAGATTTCTCCGAGACGCTGACCGACCAGTTCGAGACTCTGGCGGACAGCATCTCGGAGATCATGACCGGTCTTTTCGTAACGACGGTGCAACAGGCAGAGGTCTCCATGCTCGCCCTGGAGACCTCCGTTTCCGGTATCGTCTCACGGCTTCGGAGTGTGACGGAGGCGGAGCGGAGCCTCGCCGCCATGGAGTCTCGGGCAGCACCCACAGCCCCGTTCGACGAGGCTGCGATGAGGGCTCGGTTGACGGCGATCGAGAGCAGCGAGTTGCTTCGGTCTGTCAACGACCCCCTGTGGTGGAGTCGTCCGGACGGGTACAAGGACCTCTTCGAGCACAAGTTGAACGAGCTGATTCGTACGGTTCGGGAAGTCGGAATGGGTGGTGGTGGCGGCGGGGCTGGAGGCGGAGACACTGCGGAGACTGTGAGGCTACTTCGGGAAGCAGTCACCTCTCTTCAGAGAGCGCAGCGTGGAGCGCCCACAGGTCAGGGTGGAGCCGGTCAACCTCGGGTACGACGTCCTGGGAGGTAGCGCATGACCGTCAAGGTTCCGAGATTTAGCCGCCTTCGCTTCGGGGAGCTGGTGAGTGTGGATGGCGTGGAGTTCTGGGACGTGCTCGACCTCCCCGAGATCCCGGAACAACCCGATGACGTGACCTACATGATCCTGGGAACCGATCGCATCGATCTGCTGGCCTACAAGATCTATCGGGACCCGAGGTTGTGGTGGGTGATCGCTGTGGCGAACAACATGGAGGACGTTCCGACCGAGTTCAACGAGGGGACCGTGATTCGGCTTCCGTCTCCCAGGTACATCCTCCAAGTGCTTTTCAACTCCGCAAACGTCCAGATCGGGGCTTGACGTGGCGGCGTATGACTTTTCAGCGCCCTTCGCGGCAGCGCGCATCATCGACATCGATGGGAACGCCTGGCCATTGTGGGTAAACGTAGGTGGCGGGGAGTCCGGACGCCCTTCGATGCCTGGTGGTCAAGACCTGAAGGCTTTGGCGTGGGTCGAGCAGATCGAGGTCAAGCTCGATCTGAGCGGCCTTCCCATCATCACCGTGCAGCTCTCTCCACCCTTCGAGGAGGGGATGAAATTCCTCGATTCGGAGCTGGTGAACGCGGCTGGTCAGAACGTCATCGAGGTTCAGCTCGGGTACGCTGGAGGGACGAGCGACGGACGAGCGATTCTCACCCCTCCGTTCGCAGGGATCATCCTCAACCCACAGGTCTCGATCGACGTCAACATCCAGATCACTCTGACAGGTCAAGGGCAGGCGTCCTTCGGACCGACTCGTCAGCCAGGAACGACCGTCAGCACAGGAAACACGACGAGAAGGGATCTCATCCAGACCCTGGCGCGAGGTGCGGGTCGGGACATCGAAGTTGACTTCTCCAGTGCTGATAGAAACGACCAGTGTCGGGCACTACTCAAGGCGGCGAGTCCTGGATACGCTCAAGGAGGGCGAACGGACTGGGTCGGGTTGTGGCAGCTTGCTCGCCAGACCCGCTGCTGGATGAGTGTCCAGGGCAACACCTTGTACTGGCTCTCCTACGCCGAGAGGTTCGCGCACAGACCCTCTCGCACGTATCGTCTTTTTCACTTTCCCGGAGGACGCCTCCAAGGCATGACCGACGACGTGCAGAACCAGCTCGCCGAGGGGGAGCTGCCGATTCTGTCGTTCTCCTGTGATACCGACTCGGTGTGGTTGCCCTCGTCACAGTTCGGAGTGTTTCTCAGGGAGGTCTCTGAGCGGAATCGGCTCGCTGTCGAGCGTTTCGTGTCGCCTCAGACCGAGGCACACGTGGCACTTGGTGAGGGGGCGGAGAGTGCTCGTGGGACCAACGCACTGCCTCATGATGAGGGAACACACACAGGAGCAGAGTCTCGGCCAGGGAATCCCGACGATGAAGACGATCAGAACCAGGTGTCGTCAGAGATCCAGCAAGGAGGCAATCTCGGGGTGTCGCTGACCATCGAGGTACCTGGAGATCCTGCGATTCTTCCAGGACATACGGTCCGCCTGGCAGGACTCGGACGCCGGTTCGATCCTATGGTCTACGCTGTTCAGACCGTGACGCATTCGGTTGGGACCGGAGGCTTCACGACGAACCTGATGCTCTTCACGAACGTGAACGCCGCGATGAGCGAAGTCATGGGGGGCGTTCCTCCAGCGGGGGATCGGAACACGCAGCAGACGGACACGACGAGCGCGACAACGGTTCCAACAGGAAACGCTGTGGAGCAGACGGACACATGATCACGCCCGAAGAGATCCTCCAGAACATTACGGAGTACGGGCTGGAGTTTTATCGCATCTACCCAGGGCTCTACCGAGCCCTCGTGACGCGCAACGATGACCCTGAGACCCGAGGCCGAATTCAGGCGCACGTAGCCTCGATGCAGTCCGAAGCTCCGGACATCTGGATCAAGCCCGCGTTCTTGGGGGCGGGGAAGAATCGTGGGCTCTTCTGGCCTCCGGAGGTCGGAGACGCAGTGTTCGTGTCGTTCTACAACGGCAATCCGAGTCGACCTGAGCTGTACGTCGGGGGGTGGTTCGGGTACCCTGACGACGCGACGGAAGTTCCTTCCGAGCTGGGCTACAGCCAAGACAAGCCGGACATTCGAGGCGTCGTCACCCGCATGGGCCACGTGCTGCTCTTCAGGGATGCGCCTGGGAACGAGGGTGTCGAGCTGATCTGGAACAAGCCCAACACCGGGGATGAGGCGCTCACGGACAGCTCGAAAACTGCGACGCGCCCAGGAAGTGCCGCTCAGGGGGGAGGGACCGCGTCGCTGAAGTTCGAGTCGGACGGGTCCATTCAAGTGACGGACAACGCGACGCCCAATCAGAAGATCCGCCTCGATGCCCCCTCGAAGGAGATCACGATCGAAGACGGGAACGGTAACAAGATCACTCTCGGGGCTTCCGGGGTGAAGGTCGAGCCAGCTCCTGGAGCCATCATCGACCTTGGTGGGAACGCGACCGAGTCCACAATGCTTGGAAACCAGACGCTCGCCTGGCTGGCTCGACACCAACACAACACCAGTGTCGGTCCAACTGCGAGTCTGGTGGAGCCTCCGACTCAGGCTCTACTGACGACAGTGGTGAAGGCGAAGTGACGTTGGACGCGAACATCCTACGTCGAAGCTTGACGCAGCTCTTCTCGAATCCGATCAGGGCGCGGTCGGCCGAGGACGCTGAGACCCTGTGGGCGCAGGCGTACCACGAGTACGCGAAGTCCGCAGAGGACGTATCCACCGACATCCAACAGAACCTCGACGTCGCGAAGTTCCGGGAGAAGCTGAGGTTCCGAGATAGCCGGTCCGCGATGCAGTTCGCCGGGCAGTTGGATGCTGCCTTCGTGGCCTACTGGACCGGGGCCATCTTCGGGATCGGTACCCTTCCCCCTGGGACTCCTCCCTGTCCCAATGTGGGTGGGTCTGGTACGTTCAGTTCAGAAGTTGCTTCCGTCGTCATCGCCGTGACGTCCGGGAAGTTACTTAGGGCGCTTTTGCCGGTGCTTACGAGTGGGTTTGGATCGGCTCAAGCGCAAGCGAGCAGGTTCTCGACGGTGTTGGACTTTGTGACGAAAACTGCGGTGACGGTTCGCATCCAGGGTTGGGACACCACGCCTCCCATGGGTGGTCCGTTGCCCATCGCCAACACATGCACGGTGTTCTGATGAGTGACCCGGTTGTCTACAGGGGCATCATGTTTCCGTTTCAGCGGGGGGCCTCCTCGTTTCCTGCTGCGGCGACGGATGATGCGCTGATCAAGGGCGCCATTGTTCAGCTCCTGATGACGGCGGTTGGGGAGCGAGTCATGAGGCCGGATCTTGGGTCGAACGTGCAGTCCCTGATCTTCGAGAATAACAGCGCGGTGCTTGGGAACCTCGTTCGCTCCGAGGTTCAAGGGGTTCTCGCGAAGTTCGAGCCGAGGGTACAAGTCCTTGACGTACAGGTGGAGCAGCGGGAGTCGTCGGTGATCCTGACCATCGTGTATGTGGTGCTCTCGACTCGGAAGACCAGTGCTGTGTCGATCGGGGTTCCTGCGTTGTGAGGTAGGTCATGGCGAACGGGTCCATCAACAGGGCGCTCTACTCAGGGCTCGACTTCGATACGATCGGCGACGATCTCAGGGCGCACATCCAGGTCAAGTTTGCTGCGGAGTTCAACGACTTCGCGCTCTCCAGCCTGGGCATCATGTTGCTCGATCTCACGGCGTTCGGCTTGGATGCTCTTGCTTTCTATCTGGACAGGAGGGCGACGGATACCTACCTGGCGACTGCCCGCACGCGCAAGAGCGTGGCGAGGCTTACGAGGCAGCTCGGGTACAAGATGGGTGGGGCGGTGGCTTCTTCCGTCGCGGTGTACTTCACCGTCGATGAGGTTTTCGCCTTCAACGTCCCCATCCCGAAGGGTTACCAGCTTCGGGGTCCTGACAATCTCATCTTCGAGGTCGCGGAGACAGCGGTCTTCACCCCAGCAGAGCAGGGCCCGACCAACCGAAAGCCGATTTCTTGCTACGAGGGGGAGACCATCACGGAGAGCTTCGTGTCGGATGGGACTCCCGCGCAGGTCTTCGAGCTGAGGCGTGTGCCTGAGAACAAGTTCGTGGTGTCTGGAGCCGTGCAGTGTGTAGTCGCTGGGGTGGATTGGAATCCTGTCGATCTTCTGGAGTACGGCTCGACGAATCAGTTCGAGGTTGGTTTCAACGACGACCCGCCCACCGTTCGGTTCGGGGACGGTGTCTCTGGGAAAATTCCGACCGCAGGTGCCGCCATCGATGTCACCTACGTGGCCTCTCGGGGGAAGTCCGGGAAGGCCACGGCAGGGTCGATCACATCCGAGGTGCGACCATTGGTCGTGGCCTTCACGACGATTCCGCTCACCATCACGAATCCCGAAGCGGCAGTCGGCGGAGATGACAGGGAAACGCTGTCGAGTGCGAAGGCTTTCGCACCCATGGTGTGGAAGTCCCGGAAGGTCGCCATCGTCGGGGAAGACTACGAGGCGCTGGCAGGCTCCTACGCCGATCCCCTCTTCGGACGAGTTGCGGTGGCAAGGGCAATCTCGTCCAGGTCTGCTGCGACGGACATCACGGTGAGGAACTACCTGGCGGACATCCAGGACGCTGTCACCGCGTTGTCGGCGGCACTGACGCTGGCCATCACGAACATCGGGGCCGCGCTGGCTCTGCTCAACGTGGAAGTGACTTCGACCACTGTTACCATCACGACTCTGGCTGGTCGTACGACGACGATTCAGACCCGGGCCAACACGGTGGTGACCGAGACACGCACGATCAAGAACAAGGCTGGCGAGGCGCAGACCGACGCTCTGGACATCATGAACATCGTCGTTCTCGGCAACGCGCAGGTCGATGCCTACGGACCTACTGGAACTGGGGATCTTTCGGCTCCACAGGTGACGGCTATTCAGGATTTCTTCAACCGCATCAACGCCGAGGCGGGCTATGTCTCGACGGCCATGGGGAACATCTCCACGGCCTCGGATAACGCTTCCATCGCTGCTCGGGACATTTTGGAGGAGGTGGCCAGCATCGGGGTGAACCTCGTGACGGTGGGGACCGATCTGAAAGCCGTCTCGGATTCTCTGGCCGCAATCTCGTCTCAGAGCGCTGTGATTGCCTCCGAGGTTACGGATCTTGTCGGGGCCGATGCGGACCTCCATACCGTCGCGGATGATTCGGAGGTCGGTATCAACGAGCACTTCGACAAGATCTTGTCGGCCGACTGCAAAGCGAACCTCGTGTCGGTGCCGATCCTGGTCCGAGACCCTGGAGGGTTTTACGCGGCTCCGTCGGTCGGGCTCGTCAGCTCTCTCCAAGCTTACCTGGACACCAAGAAGGAGGTCACGCAGACCGTATCCGTGACCTCTGGGGAGCGCTTTTTGCTGCCTGCGGTGATCTCGGTTCGGGCTGGGGTTCTGCCCCACTTCTCCGTGGTGGTGATCAAGAGCACGATCGAGTCTGTTGTGGAGGGGGTTCTTCGTGGCCGAGCGTTCAAGGAGCCGGTGTACGAGTCGGATTTCGATGAGCCTACCCTCGCGATCACAGGGATCGACTTCGCGAACATCAGGATCCTCGGACATCTGGACACGGACGGGGTCACGGTGCTCACGACACGTCTCGATTCGAGTGGGAACTTGATTCCTGAAGAAAGTGAGATCGTTACATTCGGGTCTGTAACCGTAACCACCGAAGTTGTTACCACATAAGTTCATGATGTTCTTATAAATTTGCGTGTTTGGGCTGGTTTTGGTTCTTCGGCCGATGGTAGACTGAGCTTGTCGGGGGAGCTGCAACTGAGGAGGAACCCATGGGTCGCACTTTCGTTCGTCAGGATGAGCAGGTCCGCCGGTCCGAGACCTACGACGACGACATCGCCGCAGGACAGGCCACACTGGAGACGGCATCGACATGCCTCCAGGATGACCTCAACGCCGCCCGGTCCCAGCTTCGCCGCTGGATGTGGGCCGACGGTGGCAACAACTACTACGACGACGTGCCCACGATCACGAGCATCGGCTTGGGCAAGAAGCGAGGCATCAACGACCTCGCGATCCACGTCGATGCTCTCGAAGAGCATCGCATCCTCTTCCGTGCCCAGGTGCTCACGGACGTCGTCGTTCCGGCGGGCGTGAAGGCGACCTCGAACCTCCTCCTGAACAGCCTCCCGCTGAACAACGAGACGGTCACCATCGGCACCACCACGTACACCTTCAAGACCGTGCTGACCCCGCTCAACTGGGAGGTGTTGATCGGTGCCACGAAGGCGGATTCCGCCGACAATCTGACGTGGGCGATCAACAAGGATATTCTCCACGCTGGCGTGTATCAGGTGCCCAACGCCCACCCCGACGCTACGGCGGCGCAGGGTGCCGGTGACAGCGTGGATGTCACGGCCATCGTGGCCGGAACGAAGGGCAACCTCATCGCTGTGTCCGAGACGCTCTCCGACGTGCTCTCTGTCTGGAACCCCGCAAACTTCCTGGCGGGAGGCGCTGGAGACATCGTGGTGCTCTCTGTCGCGGGTTCCGAGGCTCCGTCTGAGCACGGCGCCATCGGGGCGGTCACGACGAAGGGCGCAGTTGCGGCCTACAACTCCGACTTCCCGAACTGGAAGCTCGTGAAGGTGTCGCACCCCTCGTCGGCCATCCAGCCCAAGAACCTCTGCATCGTGCGTGACGCTTCGACCGGAGAGGTCATCCTCAGCGGCGACAAGGAGGTCTACGCCTTGCTCGCCAGCGAGGTGGTGACCGACGACCAGATCTTCAACGACACGACGCAACAGGTCGAGCTTGTCTTCGTCAAGGAGAACATGACGGGGACCGATCTGGAGCAGGTGCCTGGGACCGACATCGGCGGCAAGACCATCAACTACTCCTACGTCCGCAGGCTCGACTTCGACAACCTGCCCGAGACGGCCTTCTTGACCGAGGTCTTCTTGGACCAGGCCGGTGCGGTCGATGTCACGAGGCAGCACGCCTACGACAACCAGGGAACCACGCCGGTCGAGATGGCGGAGGACGCCTACCTCGACATCGCCCTGACGAAGCTCTGGGACATCCGGGACGCCCTCAACGCGGACCTCTTCAAGATCACCGAGGGCAGCGGTCTCGGGGTGACGACCCTCCAGGTCGGTGCCGCTGTGGACACCTTCGATGTGAACGCCATCGTCAACGATTTCGACAAGGGAGTGACGGTCGATTCGGGTGGGGTGGACATCCAACTCGGCATCACCGCCATCGCGAACACAGCGACCATCGGAACGCTCGCCGGGAACGACCTCCGTCTCGACGGTGCTCGTGAGATGCGCCTCGACGACGGCAACCAGACGGGGTCCACCTGGGTGGTGGAGACGGACGGCATCAAGCTCTCCGATACCACGGCTGAGTGGGACGCTTTCAGGACGGCGTTCGGCGAGGTGTCGCTGCTCAACGCGATCGTAGCGGCGCAGGGGTCGGCAGCACGGGCGAAGCAGCACGCCAACGTCATTCTCGCCAACATCCCCGCCAACACGCTCATCAAGGGTGACGTGGTGGCGAACATCAGCGCAGTGCTGCCATCGTACAAGGGGCTCGATTTCGAGGACGACGTTGACGTGTACATCAACGGGCTCCTCCAGAGGCCGGGTGCCAGTGCGCTTACGAACAACGATGTCTACCCCAGCGCGGTCGCGGCGGAGCAGGCTCTCGGCAACTTCTACTGCGAGTACCAGCTCAACTTCCGGGGCGGTACGAACCCCGACGTGATCATCATGACCGTGTACGGGACCCCGACCCCGTAGTCCGGTTGATTGAATGGATGTAGGAGGGTGACGGATGAATCTCCAGAAGGCGCAACTGAAGGCGGCGATCGTCGAGAACATCGGAGTCAGCATCGAGGACGACCTCGAAGCGGCCCGGATCAAGGTCCACAGGTTCCAGGGAGCAGTCGATGCTCTTGGGAAGGCGAAGCAAGTTCTGACGGACCTCACCGCGAAAGCTCGCGATGATGTTCTGAACGGTGTCGTCAAGTTCGATCCTGAGAACCCGGTTGAGGTGGCGAAGTTCATCATCGCTCGGATTCAAGAGAGCGTGGCGAAGTTGCACGAGATGTCTGAGCACGCCCGCTTGATGGGTCTCCAGGCCGAGGGAGAAGTGAACGGTCTGGATCGTATCGTCAAGAAGATCCAGGCCATTCGAGACGAGGAGCGGAACAAGATCGACGCCTTCATGAAAGCTGTGGACTCCGGGAAGGTAGTCATCGAGGACGGATCGCCGAGGTTCGTTGGAGACGGTCCTACGCCGCCCGGAACAATCGGGCTTCCGATCAGGATGATTCGGGAGCAAGAAGCTGCTGTCGAAGCGACTGCCTCTTCTTCTGTAGAGCCCGGCACGTCGGAAGCTGGAGACGACGGCGCTCCGAAGAAGACCCAGACGAAGAGGCGGAAGAAGGTCAAGGCCGAGGCCAATGACCGGAACGCCTGATGCCCACCACGGGGAACTCCTGGAGGACGAAGGAATCGTCCTCAGCATCGTAGCCACAGAACCAACAGCAGACGGCGAAATCCGACGTCTTCTTGAGAAGGGCATCCTCATTCTGGAGGATGGGGTTGTTCGTCCTCTCGGAGAAGGTCGGGCAGCAACCTGGCAAACTGCGGTAGACGACAGAGACGTCAACACGCCGCCAGGTTCTCCTACCACGGGCTATCGCGTCATCATTGGGTCTTCGCCTACCGGAGTCTTCGTTGGTCACGGTGGTGAGATCGCCCAGTGGACCGGATCGGCATGGGTCTTCTCGACGCCCAAGCCTGGGATGGTAGCCCACGTCAAGGACGAGGCGATTCCGTATCGTCAGACCGCTCTTGTGGCCCCGTGGACATGGAGCGTCTTCTCGCTTACCCCGCACGCTCCTACGCACGAGGACAACGGATCGGACGAGCTGACGGTTCAGAACCTCGGGTCTGGCGCCGCACCAGCGGGCAAGCTCCTCCAGTCGAACGGAACAGGTGGGTGGAACCTCGTCGACTACGTCCCAGGCACCCCTCCTGAGCTGAACTCTGATCTGAGTACGACCCCGTTCTCCACGTCGTCTGGAACGTACCAGCAGGCGAGGCGGTACACGACACCGGCCCTTCTCGGCGGGACCTACTTCATCGCGGTTCAGGCGTGGCTCGACACGACGAACGCTGGTAACGTGACCGACGCCAGGATTCAGATCGATGACACGACCGACATTGCAAGCTGGATCGCTCCAGTCGGTTACGTCGGCGGCACAACTCCGCTGATCGGTGTCGCGACCGGAGCCCTGAGCGCGGGGGCTCACAACATCGACTTCGACATCAGGAAGGCGAGCGGCAACGGAAACGTGATCATCAAGCGGTTCTACGTCACGCTCTGGAGGGTGTCCTAGTGGCTGACACGAAGTACACCTACTCCGTCGCTGCCGACTTCCCGCAGGGAGCAATCTCTCCGGAGACGTTCGAGCAGGAGATCCACGACTCCTCGATCACGTCGGCGACCTACCTCTACCTGAACATCGCTGGAGACGTCTGCGATGTCTGGTTCGATGGGACACTTACTGGAGGGGACGAGACGACCCTGGATGGGATCGTCGCTGCTCATGAGGCCGTGCCTCTTGATCCGGTACAAGAGGGCGGCACCATCATCAACCCCATTCTGACGCCGACTGGCTTGGCTGTTGCGCCGCAGGGCACGCCGGGGTCGACGTCGTGGGGGTACTCCGTCACCGTGTTCTCAGCGACAGGCGAGACGTTGGAGTGCGTGGAGGTGATGATCGCGAATGGTGCAGCCACGCTCAACAACACGAACTACAACCGGCTCACCTGGGACGCCGTTCCGGGTGCGGTGAAGTACGGGGTCTACCGCACCACGGCTGGTGGGGCTCCGTCTTCTGTGGGGCGCATCCGTCAAACCACGATCTTGTCCTGCAACGACAAGGGACTCGTCGCGTCGGGCGGTCTTCCATCGGAAGACAAGTCCGGGGCTTTCCTCATCGGTGGTGACGTTGACGCGACGTCCACGAAGAAGCTCGACGTGCGGGAGATCACAACGGACAACAGCACCGTTTCGTCGCTCATCGCGATCACGAGACGGTCGAGCGAAGTGGTCGAGGCCGGATTCGGGTCGGGCATCTTCGTCAGGCTCGACGACGCCACTGGTACGCTGAAGGATGCGGGTGCGCTCCACTTCCTCTGGGCCGATCCCGACACGGGGGAACCGGAGTCCGACTTCCGCGTCATGCTCCGCGACGGCGGGACTTCGCTCGTGGAGCGATTCCGCATCACCTACGGCGGCAGGTTGGAGCTTGCTGGGGTGACGGTGATCAAGACCGACACGTGCCGGATCGGATTCCCCGTCGACACTGGCATCAGGGGTGGTTCTGCGGCCCAGTCGTCGAACAACGACGTGCCCAGCGTCACCTTCGCCGCTGCGGCAGAGAGTAGGATCAGGTGGACCTGTCGGCCACCGCAGAACTACACCAGTGGCGATCTCACGCTACGGGTGCTCTGCTCGTTCGCCGGTACGGCGGGGAACACCGGGGTGAGGTGGCGGCTGGACTGGCAGTGCGTTGGCGCCGCTGACGTGCTCCCAGCGAGCTACCCGTACTACGTCGAGCTCACCCAGAACGAGAACGACAAGGGGAACGACACCCTGTTCTACGCCGAGTTCACGATCCCGGCGGCGCAGTTCGACAAGACGAAGGACATGCTCGTGCTGTGGCTCCGGCGTGATGGTGATCATATCGGGGACACATGCTCGTTGGTCGTTCACATCCACATGGCAGAGTTGCAGTACACAGGGCGGCAGTTTGCGGGCCAGCCCTGTCAGTAGGAGGAAAGATCATGGGCACGTTTCTGTGTGACGTTCTGACGGCGTATTCGAGCCAAGCCACCCTGATGGGACTCCCGGAGCACTGCTCCGCAGACCCGGAGAAGCTCGGTGCCATCGGACGGGGCCTGGGCCACCAGGTCAGGATCGTCCATCCGACGACGGGGCTGAAGGCGCTCTACACCGTGACGGAGCTGCGGCAGGAGGTTCCGGACCGGCGCATCCGGATGTGCCTCGACGGGCGGAAGCGCCTCTCCGAAGCAGGCGGCACGTTCAACTCCGGGACGTGCAACTCGGAGTGCCTCCGGTCGGACCTCTCCGACGCCGAGGCCGAGAACCAGGGCGAGTACGTGGAGCGGCTGTCCGAGACGAGCGACTCCCACACCGGGCTCGTCGCGTGCGCGCCTCATGGCGGCATGATCGAGAACTACACCGACGAGCAGGCCGAGAGGGTGCTGTCCCAGATGCAGGCTGCGGCGAAGCCGTGCTCGGCCTGGCGGTGCAAGGGATGGCGCAGCGGCGGTGGTGCTTCGACGGCGTGGCACATCACCTCGACCGACATCAGCCCTGCGTCCTTCCCCGCTCTGAACCAGATCAAGGACAGGGGCTTTGCCTACGCGGTGAGCTTCCACGGCTATGGCGAGGACACCATCGCGGTCGGCGGCGCGGCCACGCTGGCGCTCAAGTCCGAGGTCGCTGCTGCGATCCAGTCCGTGGTCGGCGGCTACTACGAGGTCGAGGTCGTGACCTCCGGTCCCTACGGCGGCACGGACCCGGCGAACCTCGTGAACTGGCTCGCCGCGACGGGTGGCGGTGTGCAGATCGAGCAGCCGTCCAGCGCGAGGGCCACGTACTGGCAGCAGATCGCCGACGCCGTGGCGGCAGTGTTTGCGGCGAAGCTGTAGGTCATCAACTCGGGTTGGGGGCGTTGGAGAGGCTCCATGGACGTCGAGCAGATCGTGGAAGAGTTGCGTGACATGAAGCGCACGCTTCACATGGCGGTGGAGAAGTTGGACACATTGATCTTCAACTTCAACATGATCCACCAGGCGCAGGTGGACCAAGGTGTGGAGTTGAACGCGCTCAAGGCGCAGTGTGCCCAGCGCAGCTTGCGCTGTTCTGTCCTGAAGTCGTATCCGCCCCCGTCCCCAACCCCTACTCCGGCCCCCGCAACAGGCAACGGAGGTGCGCCGTGACACCTCCTCCGAACCATCCGATAGGATCAGATCCATTCAACACGCCTCTTCCGGAAGGGGATATGTATCCCGACGACGAGGTCTCCAAGGTCCGGACCCCCAAAGATGCGTGGAATAAGCTGGAGAAGCTGGACCGTGTCCTGAACCGCATGGTCGTGCCGATCCAGCAGATACCTGAGATCGCAGAGAAGGTAAGTGAGATCGGGGAGCGTGTCGCCAAAGTGGAGGAGCGCGTCGCCTCCACGAAGGACAGGGTGGATGGGCTCGATCATCAAGTTCGCCGTCCCCACGACTGCTTTCAGGTCGACAACATCGAGAGGGTCGAGGTGTCCACGCTCTCGCTTCGCAAGGACGTGGAGGACGACACGCGAAAACTCGGACTTGTCTCGGCCGACGTGGACTACATCAAGACAAACGTGAAGGCGGCGAAGGCGGTGAAGCGGTCCAACCACTATTACTGGATCGGGATCGCAACCAGCTTCCTTCTTGCTGGTGCTGCGGCGGTCTGGTACATGCGCGGCGTCAGCGCAGAGATCCAGATGGAGGCCATGGCTCGTGACGCGCAGTTCAAGCAGGTCGAGGTCGTTCTGACGAAGGTCTCGCAGCAGTCCGACACCGAGCCTGTGGTACAGCAGATCAAGCAGCTCAAGACCTCCGTGGAGCAGGGGAACGACGATTACGACAACCTGTGCGTCGGGATGCCCGAGGATCAGAAAGCTCGGGTTCGTCAGGCGCTCGTCGGGAAACAACTTCCGCCGTCATGTGGGGGGTGAGGGGGTGTACCCATTGTTCGAGACCCCCCTGGAACCGGTGGACGGGGTCAACATCGACTTCACCGCCACGACGGACTATGTCCCAGGAAGCGTTCGGGTGTTCTCGAATGGGTTGCTGCTCCGGAGGGACTTGGAGGACGGTTGGTGGGAGTTCCCCCCTCGAAGGGTACGTTTGAAGGAAACGCCTCGGGTGACGGACATCATCCGGCTCTATTACCTCCCGATTCCGTAGACCTTCCATCATAGTTGAGGTATAACGGAAAGAATGCCGGTTCCACACTTCGAGGTACCGACGGGAGACATCGACGGGATCAACACCGTCTTCTACGTGTCGGTGCCTTATCTCCCCGGAAGCACGGCAGTTTTCCGTAACGGTCTTCTTCAGGAACGCTCTCTGGAAGACGGGTGGTACGAGACAGATCCTGGGTCTGGTGAGATCGCACTGAAAGAGGCTCCGAGAGGGACCCCCACGGGGTACCCGGACGTCCTTCAGGTCTTTTTCATCGACACGTCGCCCGTTCTTCCTGAGACCGTGGTACAGCAGCTCCACGGGCGCCTCAGAGCCTCGGAAGAACTGTCGGCCCGGATGGTCGGGGTTGGGCAGCTTCGCGGCTCTGTGGAAGCGGCAGGCACGCTGGCGGGGCATCTCGTCGGGGTGTTTCCGATCTCCTGTCGGATCGAAGAGGTTGGGCGCCTTCGGGGATGTCTCGTACTGCGATGTGGTGAGTGCTAAGGTGGGGTCATGAGCAGCATCCTGGGTTCCGAGAACCAGATCGAGATCATTCGGGGTTCCTCGAAGAATTTCGAGCTGGAGGTGCTGGATGGGCACGACGAGGCGGTCGATCTGACCGGGGCGAGGATCGTGCTCACCGTGAAGTGCAACCTGTCGGAGCAGGCGCCGCTCATCCAGAAGGACAGCGACGGGGGCACGTCACAGGTCGAGATTACTTTGCCCCGAGAGGGGAAGGCCACGATCAAGTTCTCGCCTTCCGACACGCAGAACATGGACGTCGGCAAGTACACCTTCGACGTGTGGGTTGTGTTGACGAGCGGGTTCCGCAGTCCGGTCATCATGCCGTCGCCATTCATCGTGTCGGCCGGGGTCACGGTTCTGACGTGAGGCGCGACCATTGGTCGCACGGAAGGAACTTCCAAGGAGCTGACTGACGATGCCGACCTCCTCACGCATGAAGTGGCCCTACCCGTCGGAGGACCAGAACCCTTGGTACGAGGCGTTCAAAGGGCTCATCGCGTCGCTTGATGCCTCTGGGTACGCTGCCCGAGAGGATCGGCATCTCATCTGCGGTGGGGGAGGGACTCTTTCCTGGGCAGCTCCGATCTTCGCCTGGACCGACCCGATCAAGATTTCAGCGGCAGTCACCGGGTTTCTCTGGCAGATCGCTGCGGGGTCCGTCTCTCTGGACGATGGTCAGGTGCTCTACGCCGTGTTGACGCGGGGGCCGACCTCGAACCAGGCCGTCACCCTCGTGGCCGCGAGCCAGGTGCCCTCTTCCGACCAGGCGCTGGTCCTGGCGGTTCGCATGGGGTCGAGAATCTACCTGCGCTCTGGGGTCAGCATCGAGGATGGGAACGACATCACAGAGTTCTCCCCAGAGCCTGGTGGTGGGGGTGGGGTGTCGACGGATCGGTATGCCCCGGCCATCATCGTCGGGAACGTCCTCAGTGGTGACACTCTTCTCGGGTGCCACTACCTCGACACCGGGAACGGTGCCCAGCTCGCCGCCGCGATTGCTGCGGCGGGTGTAGGGGCTGTGAAGGACGTCTACGTGCGGCCTGGTACCTATGACCTGGGCGCCGTCGGTGGTCCTGCCGGTCGCATCACGATCCCCCTGGGTGTGCGCGTGCGAGGTGCAGGGCGCAAGCTCACGATCGTTCAGACCGTTGCGGATGGTGGGGACGGGAGAGCGTTCTACCTCAACGGGGCGGGGGCTGCGTTGGAGGACATTCGGGTCTTCTGTCCGACGCCAACAGATGCCCAGACGGCTGGCTTTGGCGTGATCGAGGTCGATGCGACTGACTGCGACCTGTACCGAGTAGACGTTGTGTTCGACAACTATTGGTCG